GTATACCGTGAAGGATTTGTAGTTCAGGTTCTCGACTGCGCTCTCTAAGGAGTTGAGCAATTCCGAAAGCTGTTGACTTTGGGTTGTCTGCGAGGTGGTCAAGCCTGCTTTCACGGGTCCATAGGGCGATAAGGCACGCTTGCTCTCGCTTACTGTATCCAAGTGCTTGTGAGTAACTAATGATAAGTGCTTTGTTTTCACGCTTTTCCTCCATTGTTGCGTGTCTTGCGACCACGACTAGATCCTTTGGTAGTTCTACTACCCGATGCACTGGTTCTGGTGCGAACGCCCACAGTAACGTAAGTGCTATCGTCAATAGCAAACCACTTAACACCTTGCTCTTCATCAAACTCCTTCTCCTCCTCCAGATACTCTTTGTAGAGTTCTGGGTATTGGTGGGAGAGTCGCACAAGAGCACGATCCCTCGCTCGTCTGTAATTGCGGTATGAAATAGATTGAGCTGCGCTTACCTGTTTATTTTCCATTGAACTTATCTTCCGCTATCAGTAACAGGTAAAAGACTACCATCACGCCTATAATTCCAAGAATCATAAGACACCTGCAAGCGTAGCGAATACGATTTTAGTGATGTCTATAGGCTGACCCACAAGCATCGCATCCTCGCCCTCTGAGTCCCAGCCTGATACCAACAGGCGTGAGTTGAGCTGGCTACGCCTTAGCCATTGGACTGCCTCTATCGGGTCATTACCTCCCCATACGGCCCCGCCCTCGCTCTCTACCACCTCATAGAAGGTGAATAGTGGTGATACTTTCGGGTGAAAACTAATTACCTCATTCATTAATAACTACCATCCTTTCCTGATACCCAACCGCACCGATCACACTTGACCAGTCCAGATTCTGTCTGACTATCGCCCGACATAATTGTCGCGCAGACCCAACACTTTCCGTATGCCATTACTTGCCCTCTCTCTCATTGAATCCTTCTACACGACTAAGAGCATAGACCATACGCTCTAGGTTCTTCATAGCTGCAGGTGCATCCGCGCCCTCTAGTTGTTTTAAGGCAGTTGCTTGGCATAGATCCGCTTTCGCCTGCCAGTATTCTTTAGTTGGTTCACTCACTTGTTCTCTCCTTCATTTCCAGGGAGCGTAGACAACTTCGTTGTCCCACCCGCATTTGTGGCAACGAAACCAGTAAGTCCCGTTGTAGTTTTCGTAGTCCTCGTTCTCTGCTTCGCACCCGTCATAGGTGCAGATTACTACCATCGCTCGCCCTCTCTTTAGTAGTTTGCGTATCGGTCTTGGATTTCCTGCATACGCTGGTCAATTAAGTCCAGCAGAATACAGTAATCTTCAGGGTCGTCAAAGAGGGGCTTCTCTTGCGCCCTCACATACTCTAACCGAAGCACTTCTAATTCCCTACTCATTCGCCTTCCTCTTCTCTTAGTAGTTCTACTGTTTCTTCTCTCACATAATAGGCTTGACCCTCATAACCTGTCGGATACATAGGCAAAAGCCCTTCCGCTTCCTCTTTAGAGTTAGCTTTGATAGAGATAATTTGTTCCACTAAATAAACATAAGTAGTCATTTAATTCACCGCTCCTAAAATAAATGAATCGGCAATTTCCATCCAATTTACACGCCACAAAGATCCGATGTCGTAGCGCATAGGCTTAACACCATCCCAGTCAGCTTCTAGCAACTCTGTAACATACTCCTCTAAAGCATCAGCAAGACCAGACTTATCGTCTGTGTATTCATCTGCCATAGATTTAGCGTGTTCATAAGTATCTTGGTCATTGTTTAGATGTAAAGCAGTTGCCCAAGTTTCTCGGTTTGTCCAGCCATTGTATTCCTCAGTCATTTACTCGCCCTCTTTCTCGTGTGTACAACATTTATTACAATTACCGCAGTCACCGCACCGACTAGTTCTATCGGATAGTTCGTATTTACCGTCACACTTATCGCACTCGCCTTCTTTATTACAGCAAGGGCATCCATTTTCGCAGCTGCCGTACTTCTTTGTTCCATCTGGTTGCTCTTCTAAATAGATAGAGCATTTACATTCTTCGCACATTACTGCCATCTTCTTGCCCTCGCCCTCTTTCTCATTATTTAGTGAAGTAATCTACTTCCCGCCCTCGCCCTCTCCCACTATCTAAGGAGAGAGAGCGAAAGCGAGCTGCGTATTACCTGCCCCCGTACTATACCCTAATCGCTCTCGCTCTCTCCACATTCGCAAAGGTGTCCACAGGTATAACAGACATAAGCCCCCGTAAATCGGGTTGTGTATCCGCCCGCGCTCTCTCCCTCTTGCTTATGCTCTCGCTCTCCCTCTCCTGAGCCGATAGGGATGATGGACACGCGCCCCGATTCTATGAGCGCAGCTAGAATCTTGCCCCTGTTCACTTGCCCGCCCTCACTCTCTTATGGTTAGCCCGCGTACACTTACCGCATACCCTGTAAAGGCTAAACGCGGTTAACAGGTCAAGAATTGACCCGCACTGCTCGCACTTGCTGTTCATCTTTCGCTCTCTCTCTCATCTCTGAATTGATTTCGGATCTGATTTATTCTGCCCTAGTGGCAGACCTAAGCCCCCGCAGGATAGACCCGCAGGGGCTTAAGTACATCACTAGAGAATTACGCAGTGGGTCATTGACCCGATACACCACCCGCTTCCATTCCACCAAAGATGCCCCGAAAGGTAGACGATAAGCCCTAACAGGGCGATTAAGAGCGCGGTACGCGCTAGGCGTTTCGGTCTGCTCATAGTGCTACCGCATCTATACCCGCTAGAGAATAGGCGCGAATAAGTGCCTTTACTCTTGACGGGGTCAGCAGGGCGCGGGCTAATTCTTCACCCGTTAGCGCATCCCTTAGCACTATTTCACTCTTAGGGTTACGCATTTATAACATCCTCGCGCTGTGCTTCTACATTCTCGCGCACTTTTGGGTCTAAGTTATCGCGCATAGAAGCAAGTGATGACGGTGTCCATCCTGATACATACATTCGCTTTAACAGTTGCGCGAGAGAGTAATCACTGTGAATCGCTAGTGCTTCGGATGCGTACTTATTCGCAAGTTTCACATCACCTAATTCGAAGGCATACGCGCTAAGAATTGTTAAGTAAGGTGTGCGCTCTTGCGGGTCAACCTGTCCGATTACATAAGACACAAAGCCCACGCACTTATTCATTTCATAGTGCTTAGGTAAACCCATAAGTAAATCGCGAAAGTTAACATCCGCCTGAATCGCTAAGTTAAAGCAGTCAATAGATTCACTTACCATTACACCATCATTTACATACTCATTTACTGAAGCGTTAAGAGCGTCATACGCTTCACCGATAGTTACCTGATTCATTTCATTCTCCTTAGATAGTTAACCCGCATAGCTGCGGGGTTAGGCTAAGTGTATACCCGCCTATACCGCATTACCACCATCAAGCGGGGGCGATTCTTAGCGTGTTAGGCGTGGCGGTCTGCTCTCTTATTCATCCCCGAAAGTCTTATGGATCCGAAATTTAAGAGCCGAAAGGCGCAGGGGTCAGGGCTTAGATTCAGGGCGTGGGGTCAGGGGTCAAGGCTCGCAGCTCAGGTCTAAGGGTCTAATACTCAGGGCGCAACAGGGCAGAATCGCAGGGGCTAAAGGTCAGGGCGCAGGGTCTGAATCAGGTCAGGGTCAGGTCAGGGTCAGGGGTCTTAGGGCGATAGTTAATTAAGTCAGGGGGTGCCGTAAGTACAGTCAGCCCCAAAAGATTTACCCAAGCAGACCGCGAAAGAGCAGGGCAACAGCAGGGGCGGGGGGGGTCTGCTGTACAGCAAAAGCGGTACCCCGTGTCTTTAACTTTCACCCGCGTGGTCCCTATACTCCCCAAATAAATATATTTCCTAAAGTTAAAGTGATCTAGTAAAACCGCAGGTCAGAATAGTAAAACCTGTGATGTGCGTAACAATAATAAAATAAAATAACGGAAAGCGGGAAATGAAGTATTTTTCCTGCCTTATATACAGTAGGGGCTGTAAGTTTGGAAAGCCCCGTTTACTGTCTGGTTGGCCTCTTGCGAGGCCCCCTAGGGCTGAGCACTGACTTACCCCTCAGTCGCGGTGGCTCCTTCGGGAGCCTTGCCGATTCCGCAGTCGCGGTTTTTAGTCGGGATAGTTCTATTAAAAGTTTGCGCCTAGTAATCATCATCTTCCCTAGTATATGAAATGGGCATTCCGCCCAAAAATTTTTTCGGCGCTTCGCGCCTTATTAGGAGATGACACGTGGCAGATAATTCCGCCGACATCGCCAAGAGAATTATCCTTGGCTGTGTAGCAGAAGGTATGACTATCGAGCAGGCTTGTGCCTCAGCTGGTAAGTCAATGAAAACCTACGAGTACTACCGCAGAACCGACAAGGTATTTTCCGATAAAGTAGATCGTACTAGGTTAGGTCTGAAGGATAAATCCTTTACCTCTGGAGACGTCCACGACATTTCCTTCTCTGAATTTCGTAAGCGCTTCTTGCACTCCGAGACTTTTCCGCACCAGCAGAATCTGATAGATGTAATTGAGGGACGTGAGCCTGGTTGGCTCCATCCTAGTATGAAGTGGGAACAAGGACTTGCAGATAACCGCATCCTAATTAACATCCCGCCTAACCACGCAAAGTCTATGACCGTAACGGTTGACTACGCAACGTGGCAGGTAGCTCGAAACCCTAACTTTAGAATCCTAATAGTCTCACAGACTCAGCGCCTAGCGGCAGACTTCTTGTACGCTATTAAGCAAAGACTGACTCATCCACAGTATGAGGAACTCCAGCAGGCATACGCCGCAGGTGTCGGCTTTAACTCTAAGTCAGCAAGCTGGCAGGCAACCCGCATCACCTTCGGAGATGAACTCCGTGAGTCTGGTGAAAAGGATCCAAACATTGAAGCCGTCGGTATCGGCGGTCAGATTTACGGTAAGCGTGCCGATATGATTATTGTAGACGACGCAGTCACCTTGTCTAACGCCAATGACTTTGAACGTCAAATCAAGTGGCTAACGCAGGACGTTCGGTCCCGCCTTAACCCAACAGGTAAGCTCATCATTATTGGAACCCGCGTTGCTAGTATTGACTTGTACCGCGAACTGCGTAACCCCGACAGATATCCAGGCGGTCTAGTACCTTGGAAGTATCTGGCAATGCCAGCACTACTGCAAACAGATGAAGACCCTGATAAGTGGGAAACTCTCTGGCCTGCAAGTGATGCTCCATTTGATGGGCAGCTAGAATCTGATAAGAACGAAAACGGACTTTACCCACGTTGGAATGGTCGCAACTTATATAACGAGCGCCAATCTATGGATGCTTCCACGTGGGCTTTGATTTACCAACAACAGGACATTTCAGATGACGCTATATTTGACCCTGTATGTGTTCGTGGTTCGATTGACGGAATGCGTAAGGCGGGTGTATTAAATGCGGGTTATCCAGGTCATCCTAAAGACCTTAATGGATTCACTTTCATTTGCGGCTTGGATCCTGCTATGGTTGGTGATACTGCCGTTGTATGTTATGCAATTAATCGCCACGATCATAAACGCTATATTGTGGATACTCATAAGATTACTAGACCGACTCCAGCACAAATTAGGCAGCTTATTTTTGACTGGACTGAAATCTACAAACCGTCAGAGTGGATTGTAGAAAAGAATGCCTTTCAATCTTTCTTAACGCAGGATGAAGGAATCCGTCAGCACCTAGCATCACGTGGCGTTCAATTAAAGGAACACCACACTGGTTCTAATAAATGGGACGCGGGCTTTGGTGTAGCAAGTATGTCTACCTTGTTTGGAACAAAACAACAAGATGGCAAACACCACAGAGATAACCTTATCCACTTACCTTCAGATCAAACTGAGAATATCAAAGCGTTAATCGAACAACTTATTACCTGGTCTCCAACTACTAAGGGTAAGACTGACTTAGTAATGGCGCTATGGTTCTGTGAGATCCGAGCACGTGAGATGCTCAACTATGGTCAGTACCAACAAAACCATATGCGTAATCCGTTCCTATCTAGGGCGGAAAAACAAAAACGAGTAGTCGTCAACATTGACGAACTGATAGCAGCACAAGAGCGACACTTCGTCTAAGGAGACAAATGAGCGTAGCAATGCCAATGCCACCTACAACACCAGGTCGCAAAGAAAGAAATGTAATTGTCAAAGTTGCTAAGAAGTCTATGATTAAAAAGACTGCAACTAAAAAGAAAAGGAAAAAATAATGGGACAAACAAGTTGGATTACTAACGACGAAGGCGAAGAAGAATACGTAGACAAAGGCGCTATTACTATGCCTACACCAAAC